ACGTTTGTTCCTTTCATGCAACTCTCTGCTTCCCATCGTAGAGAGGTGATTGAAGATCTGCTTGATATTAAGATCTTTTCATCAATGAATACAATCATCAAAGATAAAATCAGACAGTCCAGAGAAGATATCAAAGTTCTAGATCTGAAGAAACAAACTCTGAAAGAAAAGTCAGAGATGCAAAAGAACTTTATTGAGCAGTTGGAGAATAGTGGTAACGAGAATATTGATTCGAACAAAAAGAAAATCTTAGAGTTGAATACTGAAGTCGATCAATACATGAAGTTGAATTCCGTTACTGAAGAGGAGGTGTTTGCACGCACTAAAGAACAGGAGAATGTGACTGGAGCCACTGATAAACTTCGTAAGTTGGGTAATCTGAAAGGAAAGATTTCGCAGAAGGTATCTACTATTACTAAAGAGCACAAGTTCTTTACAGAAAATACGGTCTGCCCTACCTGCGATCAAGCGATTGAAGAGACCTTCAGAATAAATAGAATTAACGACGCTCAAACTAAAGCAAAGGAGTTGCAATCCGGGTTCAAAGAACTGGAGGAGGCAATTAAAGAGGAAGAAGAGCGAGAGCGTCAATTCACCGCACTATCGAAGGAGATTTCAAAACTAACGAATGGCATTTCTCAAAACAATACTAGGATCGCTGGATGTCAACGACAAATCAGAGATCTGGAACATGAAATTCAAGTTCTTACCGAGAACCTTGCAAACAGAAATACTGAACATGAAAAGTTAGAAATCTTCAAACAGGATCTACAAAAAACATACGAAGAGTTAGCCTCTCAAAAAGATTTAATTCAATACTACGATTTTACCTACGGACTACTAAAGGACGGCGGAGTTAAAACCAAAATCATCAAGAAATACTTACCGCTGATCAATCAGCAAGTAAACCGTTATCTTCAGATGATGGATTTCTACATCAACTTTACTCTTGATGAGGAGTTTAGCGAAACCGTTCAATCACCCATTCACGAAGACTTCTCATATGCTTCTTTTAGTGAGGGTGAAAAACAAAGAATCGATCTAGCTCTTCTTTTTACTTGGAGGGAGGTAGCAAAGTACAAAAATTCAGTTTCCACAAACCTGATGATTCTTGATGAAATCTTTGATAGTTCTTTGGATAGTCAAGGCACGGAGGAGTTTTTAAAAATTATTCGTTATGTAATTAAGGATGCAAACGTTTTCGTCATCTCTCACAAAACTGGAATGGAGGACAAGTTTGAAAGTGTCATACGTTTTGAAAAACTCAAAGGTTTCTCCCATATTGTGGCCTGATACAACAGAAGACGATGAAAGTTCCAAACTGGCAGCATCATTCTAAGAAAGAACAGAAACGCCACCTCAAACCACAAGCACTACGTCAAGCAAAACAACGGTTAAGACAATTTAAAAAGCGTCACATGGGTCGTCGAAATGGCGACCTTTCGTTTTATTATGGCCTCATACGAAACGAACCCGATGGCAGTCTCTCACGAAATCAAGTCCCAACTCGCTAAATTGCTTGCTACCGAGGACCTGGTGGTGGAGCACAAGAAGACTGAAACTGCCTGCTTCAACGTCCACACTCGTGTGTTGACCCTGCCGATGTGGGAGAAGGCAAGCAGTACCGTCTATGACCTTCTGGTGGGTCATGAGGTTGGTCATGCTCTCTACACTCCAGATGAGGATTGGTCGAAGACTCACAAGATTCCTCAACAGTTTGTGAATGTGGTTGAAGATGCTCGCATTGAGAAACTGATGAAGCGTCGATATGCCGGTCTTGCTAAAACTTTTTACAATGGATATAAGCAACTGAATGACGAAGATTTCTTCTCTATCGAAGATGAGGATATTAGTACCTTCAATCTTGCTGACAGAGCTAACCTGTTATTCAAAATTGGTAACTTTATCGATGTTCCTCTTGAGAATGATGAGGAGAAAGAAATCATTGGTATGATTTCCGAAATCGAAACCTTCGCTGATACTCTGATTGCCTCTGAAATCCTTTACAAATACTGCAAGAAAAAGCAGGATGAGCAAAAGAAGGTGTCTGATATTGAAAGTCACAATCAGTCAGGAAAGTCTCAGACTCCATCAAGTGATGCAGTAGAGAAAAGTGAAGATAAGACCGAAGAAGGTGGTGATGATCAATCGATGGAGTCTGAAGAAACTGGGGAATCTGGAAGCGCATCCGCCAGTTCAGATTCTGAAGTAGACTCCGATGAACCTGAGGTTCAAACAGCCGACTCCTTGAAGGAGAAGATCGAAGAGTTGGTTGATATGGAAGCGGTTGATAACATTTATGTTGAACTCCCCAAAGTTAATCTTGAGACGATAATCGCTTCAAACGAAAGTGTGCATAAGGAAATTAATGAGTCCTTCGAGTTTCAACAAAAACGCCATGATATTGATCTCTTCGAATACCCTGACACGGAGTTCAAGAAGTTTAAACTCTCTGCACAAAAAGAAGTAAACTATTTGGTTAAAGAGTTTGAATGTCGAAAGGCAGCAGATTCCTATGCTCGTGCTACTACTTCACGCACTGGTATTCTTGATTGTTCTAAACTTCACACGTATAAGTACAATGAAGATCTCTTCAAGAAAGTCACCACTCTTGCCGATGGTAAGAATCATGGTTTGGTATTTGTTCTTGATTGGTCAGGCTCTATGGCGAATGTTCTTCCCGATACTTGCAAGCAACTCTTCAATTTGATTTGGTTCTGTAAAAAAGTTGCTATTCCATTTGAAGTATATGCCTTTACAAATGAGTGGCGACGTGGTGGATATGATTATGAAACAGGAGTTCATCTTCCTGGAGATCGTTCTCCTCATTATGAAAAGAAAGAGGGTCTAGTCGCAGTGAATGAAGGATTTTCTTTGATGAATATTCTTACGAGTAAGGTTTCTGGAAAAGAATTTGAGTGCCAAATGAAAAATATTTGGAGATTGGCTTTATGTTTTTCTAGTATGCACACATGCCATTACACATATTCAAATCGCCTCTGTCTTTCTGGAACTCCTTTGAATGAATCTTTAATCACTCTCCATCAGATTCTTCCTAAGTTTCAAAAAGAAAACAAGTTGCAGAAAGTACAGTGTATTATTTTGACTGATGGTGAGGCAAATCAACTACCTCGTCACGTTGAAATTAAGCGCAGTCTTGATGCGGAACCTTACATGGGACTTCGTTCAATTTATCCTGATAGTTCTTTTCTTCGTGATCGTAAACTTGGTAGAACTTATCGGTTTGATTATGGATATGAAAAGTTTACGGACACTCTTTTGAAGAACTTGAAAGATAATTTCCCATCTGTCAACTTTATTGGCATTCGAGTTCTCGGTGGTCGGGATGCAAATCGATTCATCAGTTTGTACCATAAATATGGTGATAAAGAATATGATAAAATCACAAAAGACTGGAGGAAACTTCGTAGTTTCACTATCAAGAACTCTGGATACGATGCGTACTTTGCTTTGTCATCCACGAGTCTGGCTCAAGAGTCGGAGTTTGAAGTTGATGAAGGTGCCACCAAAGCAAAGATCAAATCTGCTTTTGTCAAATCTCTTAAAACTAAAAAACTAAATAAGAAAGTTCTTGGCGAATTTATTTCTCTGGTCGCATGACAAAGAAAAGAGACTGGAGAGAAATAGCAAAAGCATCAGAGAGTGACCCCAGGGTCATTGAGGTGCTTACTAATGGTCCAAAGTCTCTTGCTCAAGCCTGGATGCTACAAGCAATGAGATACAAATACGGACAGTACAATAAGTGACCACAAGGGGGATACGGATCCCCCTTTTTCGTCTATAATAACTTCAGTTCAAACAAAGCAAATGAGTCTGTCCAAAGAAAGCATCATCGAATGTCTCCGCGAATCCTACGGAGAGTCAGTGACTTCTGCCGAGATCAAGGCATACTGTCAGATGAATGATTTCAATTATCAGACTGTCACTAACAAACTGACCGACTATAAAGTTGGTCGTGGCAAATGGAATCTAACCATTCAAGAAAAGTTGGAACAAACTTTTAAAGCACCTGCTGCACTTCCTGTTGTTGAGCAAAACCTTATCCCAGAAAAAGATGATACCTTCGTCAAGTTTGGCAATTTTGGTGACCTTAAAAAAATTATTCAGTCCCGTCTCTTCTACCCTACGTTTATCACGGGTCTCTCGGGCAATGGTAAAACGTTTTCTGTCGAACAAGCGTGTGCCCAACTCGGACGGGAACTCATCCGTGTAAACATTACTATCGAAACTGATGAAGATGATCTTATTGGCGGT